GCCCCTTGATAAGTTTCAAGAAGATTTAACGCTCTTTGTTCGATTGTAAGATTAGTATTTTCTGAGGGATTGTTCTCCAAAATAATTCTTTTATAGAAATATAACACATTTTATAATATTTATCAATATGAATAATAAAGTACCAATTACAAGGATAAGTAAGTTCTTCGGAGCGGAGGATTTTAAGTTAGAACAGGATTTCGGAACTGAATGGTTACACGGGGATATGAACTTTACATTAGTTCTATATCGTGTTGATAGATATAAGACCAAAACGGACGATGTTTATGGTGAGACCGTATCTGATGGTATTAAGTTTTTACCACCTGTTGAATTCAAAGGTTATGTTCAAATTATGGCACCTGAAAACAAATATTTGGGTAATTCTAAAATTGACCAAATGGAACCGGGTAACCTTAAAGTGTCTGTATATCAAAGAGATTTAGAAGACTTGGATATTGATATTAGTTATGGTGATTACATTGGATACTATGAAACGGAAGATAAAGTGAGATACTATACGGTTAATAACGATGGAAGGGTGACTTCAGATAACAAGCATACAATTGGGGGTTACAAACCGTTTTATAGAACTATTATGGCGTCTCCGGTTACAAATAACGAATTTAGAGGTCTATAATGAAAGTAGTAATAACAGAAAATAGATTATTTAATTCAATCTACAAATATATTGATGAAACCTTTAACTCAAATGATATGGATTGGGTTTATGGTCTTGGTGTAGATGATGACGGATATGTTGATATTGATATGGAAAATGAAAACTTTTTAATTTTCTTTAAAGGTGAGTGGGAAGGTGAAGAAGATTCTGATTCTGTTTTTCATTATTTTGATGTTGACTACTATGATAAAAATGACCCTTCACATAAACCGTTTAGAGACAAATCACCAACTTTAGAAGTTTTGGGTGAGTATGGAAGACACTTAGACTCTATGTTTGATAACCATTGGCACGAACCAATGAAAAAATGGTTCCAAGATAATTTTAATTTACCGGTTAAAACATTATCAACATATTACAATTATGAAAATTATAATTAAAGAAAATCAATATAAACAGTTATTAGAAACTATCACCAATGATGAAGAAAAAAATCATATAGGAGATAAAGTTATGGTTTATTATAATTTACATAAACACACATTTTCAGTAAGTCGTGATGGTAGAGTAATTACTCACGCTGATTATGTTAAATTAGTTGATGTCGAATTTAGAGTTAGACAAGGAGGTAGAGATAAGGTATTACAAGACAAAAGAAAAAATGTTCATTCATTTGTAATTGGGACGTTGGAAGATTATTGTGAATTTCCTTGTGAAAATTTACCAAATGAATCAAATAGTAATATCGTAACCTATAACCCATACAAATATAATTCATTTGTTATGAAAGACACTGAAGAACCAATATACCGTGCCGGTGAAGTTGAAATGATAAATTCGAGAAACAAAATATTTATAACAAAACAATAAAATGGGTTTACCAAGTAAAATAAAGAAAAATTTACCATTAACGGAGTCCAAAACTCTTTTACCAAGAAGACAAGAACTTTTGGATAAAATTAATAAAGACGGAACTTATCTTCCAAAATCATTATTGCACGCTGATTTGGACAGAGGATTTTTAGATTTTGTTAAAGACGAATTGACTGTTGTAGTTGAAGGTAAAACTATACCAACGGTGGATATTATTGTTACAACTCAAAATTGGGCTAATTTTACCGAAACTTGGAATTTCCAAAACATAGACAAAAACGCTGAACCCCCATTTATAACAACAATTAGAAATCCTGAAGTTAAATTTGGGACAAATCCTTCATTGTTATACAACATACCAAATAGAAAACAATATTTTTATGCTCAAGTTCCTACTTGGGATGGACAAAGAAATGGTATGGACATCTATACTATACCACAACCGGTTCCGGTTGACATCACTTATTCTGTTAAAATTATTTGTAATAGAATGAGAGAGTTAAATAAACTTAATCAAATTATTTTAGAAAAATTCGCATCTCGACAAGCGTATGCTGTTATTAAAGGTCATTATATCCCTATTGTTATGGGAGCAATTACCGATGAATCCGTTATGGAGGTTGAGAAAAGAAAATACTACATCCAAAGTTATGAATTTACAATGTTAGGATTTTTAATTGACGAAGATGAATTTGAAGTGTCACCTGCAATAACAAGAGTTTTACAAGTTGTTGAATTTGAAAAAAAGACAACAAGACGTAATAAGAAAAAACCTGTTGAGGAAGGTCCCGGAAGTCAGGCGTTGTTTTTGATTGGTAACACAACACTAACACAATTGTTTAGTTATGTTGTTGACATTAAAATAGGTAACATTATTAATGTTGATTCATTTGATGTTTACATTAATGACGACTATTATGGTTCTGATTTGGAATTAATACAAATTAATTCAGGAGATGTATTAAGATTAGAAATAGTTAAGGATAATCCATCCTTAGAATCAACAATTCAATTTATTGATAAGATATTTTAATCCTCACCATATACATCTTTTTTAGGTTTACATTTTTCAATAATTAACCTTTCTAAAAAACGATACATTTTTATACCCCTCTTTTCACAATAAGTTTTAAGAATCTCGTGTGTCTCCACTGATATCTTTAAATTTTTAATCTTTTTGATGTCTTTATCCATAAGTAGAAAAAAGGTAGAAAATAATCTACCTAAAATATAAATAGTTGCTACGAAGTAAAGTATTTTGATTTTTTTTTAATATTTATATATAAATAAAATTATAAACAAGACAAACTAATGGCAACAAACAGCAAAGTATTCGTATCTCCAGGGGTATATACTTCCGAAGTTGATTTAAGTTTCGTAGCACAGAGTGTGGGTGTAACCACATTAGGTATTGTAGGTGAAACACAAAAAGGACCGGCCTTTGAACCTATTTTCATACGTAACTTCGATGAATTCTCAACTTTTTTTGGAGGAACATCCCCTGAAAAGTTTATTAATACACAAATACCGAAGTATGAAGCTTCGTATATCGCAAAGGCTTATTTACAACAATCTAATCAATTGTTTGTTACAAGAATTTTGGGATTATCTGGATATGACGCAGGACCATCTTGGTCTATTACTACAATTGCGAATGTAGATAAATCAACAGTAGGGTTTGAATGTTCAGGTTTTACATATGATTTAGCATTATGTGCTAACGTATGTACAGGTTATACAATAACACCGTTTACATTTACTTTTACAGGTTGTAATAGTGGTATTGAAACAGTTCAAGTGTTTAACGTACCAACATTAATATCGAATAAAATTAATGATACGTATGAAACCTTCAATGGTAGTACATCAAGAATTTTAGATAATATTCAAACACAACTGTTTAATGTTCTTACAACACCAAGTAGTTCAGGAACATCAATTAATTATTATGGGACAATTTCAGGTTCTGATTATAATACATTAAGTACTACTTACACAGACGCAACTAATGTTTATGGTATTGACAGTGTAAGTTCAACAAATGCTGATTATACAGATTCAAATAATGACCCTTGGTATTACTCTTTATTTGATAATACTAACGGTTCGTATAGTGGTTACTCATTTTATAATGTTGTTAGTAATTTAACACAAACTTCAACATCATCAAATTGTGCAACTTTCTTCTCATTATCTGTTAGTTCGGCAACAGTTTCAAATACTGCGGGTAGTATAAATTATAATACAAATACAATTGACGTTGTATTACCATTTACAACACCTACTTCAGGTTTAACTGCGTTGACTGTAACATATAGTGCTTGTACTACGGGTGTTACTGTTAATAGTGTTCAACAACAAAGTACTGGAACAACACAAAATTTCTCAGGAGGTTCTTTACCATACATTTTAACATCTCAAGATGGTTCTAATATTCAATCTTGGACCGTTAATGTAATTATAGAGAATCCTTGTAACCCTGCAACATCAGGAAACACAGGTTCTCATAATACCGGAACAATAAATACTTGTTATAGTGGAACTGTTAGTGGTAAAATTTATGTTTATTCAGGAGTTTCATATACAGATTTTGATGATATGGTTATCGCGACTCTTCGTTCAAGAGGTATTGCAACTTATGCTGCGACAACAGATAATGGACCGGCTTATGAAGTTACAGGATTAACCGATGTTTCAATTAATTGTACTGCGTCAACATATTCTGATATCGCTAAAAACCCATATTCAACATTTGGTCTTAATGTAACAGATTACGATGGTAACACATTCTTCTTTGAAACATCATTTAGTGAGTCAGATTCTAAATATTTACCTAAAGTATTTGGTTCTTCAAACTTTGCTAAACCAAGAACTACAGTTCCATTGTTTGTTGAAGAAAGATTCCAAACATTATTAAACTATGGTTACAATAAAGGTTATATTAGAGGTTTAAATTGTAGTTTATTGGCATTACCAAGAGCAGCGGGTGGAAATTCTACATCGATAGCTTACTACTTAGAAAAATATCAAACACCGGTATCTCCGTGGGTTGTTTCTGAGGTAAGAGGTAATAAAGTATTTAATTTATTTAGATTCTCTACAATATCTGACGGTAATGATGCTAATACTGAAGTTAAAATATCTATTGCAAATATTTCATTTAATAATTTAACATTTGATGTATTAGTTAGAGATTTTTATGATACTGATAATAACCCTGCGGTTATTGAGAAGTTCACAAATTGTACAATGGACCCTAATAGTAATTCATTTATTGCACAAAAAATTGGAACAACTGATGGAGAATACGCATTGAATTCTAAATATATTATGATAGAAATGAATGAAGATGCTCCAATCGACACATTACCTTGTGGATTCCAAGGATTTAAAATTAGACAATATGGTTCATCAAAATCACCATTCCCAATTTATAAAACTAAATACGATTACCCTGGTGAAGTGGTGTTTGACCCACCATTTGGTTTAAGTTCAGGTTCAAACGACGCTATTTTAAGTCCGGGTGATAATGTTCGTAGAACTTATTTAGGTATTTCAACAGGAAATGGTGCAGGATATGATGTGGACTTCTTCCAATATAAAGGAAAACAAAGACCATTAAATTTATGTATTGATAGTGACGCGGCTGAATGGTTAACATTAACTAAAGGTTTCCATATGGATAAAAATGCTAGTGGAATTACAATTTCAAATGTATATACAACAAGTGGAAGTCCGGCTTATTATGTTGGTGATGCAACATTTACATCAGACCCTTCAAGTGAGGCAAGTCCTTATTACAGAATATACTCTCGTAAATTCTCTTTATTAGTTCAAGGAGGATTTGATGGATGGGATATCTATAGAGAACGAAGAACAAATGGTGACTTATTTAAATTAGGTCGAAGAGGTTACTTAAATGGAGCTTGTTCTGATATTCAATATCCAACTGCAACAGGTTGGGGTGCATTCAAGAAAATTACCGTTGGAAACAATAGTGTTGATTGGGCAAACACTGACTATTACGCATACTTGTTAGGACAACAAACATTCTCAAATCCTGAGGCAGTTAATATCAATTTATTTGTAACACCAGGTATTGATTATACTAATAACTCTGATTTAATTGGTGAAGCAATTGAAATGATTGAGTTCAATAGAGCTGACTCATTGTATGTTTGTACAACGGCTGATAGTAATTTACTTCTACCAACTTATGACCCAACTCAGTTAGTTTATCCACAAGAGGCGGTAAATACTTTAGAAGATAGTGGTATTGACTCTAACTACACTGCAACTTATTACCCTTGGGTATTAACTAGAGATAGTGTTAATAATACACAAATCTATTTACCACCAACAGCTGAGGTTGTAAGAAACTTGGCGTTAACCGATAACATTGCGTTCCCTTGGTTCGCGGCGGCAGGTTACACAAGAGGTATTGTAAATGCTGTTAAAGCGAGAAAGAAACTTACTCAAGAAGATAGAGATACACTTTATCAAGGTCGTATTAATCCAATTGCAACTTTCTCTGATGTTGGTACAGTAATTTGGGGTAATAAAACTCTACAAGTAGCACAATCTGCTCTTGATAGAATTAATGTTAGAAGATTATTACTTCAAGCTCGTAAATTGATTTC